ATGACTTAGATATAGATTACCTAGAAGAAGATTTTTTAGATTCAGACAAAGAACTAGAATTTACAGAGTTAGATATAAATTATCTTGATGTAAACTTTCTAGAAGATTTATTAGATGTTATAGACGCACTACAAGAAATAAAACAAGAAGATCAGCTAGCACAAGACGCAACATCTACAAACATAGTTGGCACAAAGCTAGGACAAGATTTACAAACACAAATAACATCTTTTGTAACAGGCGAAGTATTAACGCTTATGCGTAGTGTCAGCGATACTGCTAGAGTAGATATAGATTCTTCTGGTAGTTATACTGTCATCTTTATACAAGACGGAACATCAAATATTGTAAAGATAAACGGTGGTTCTAGCAGCACTATTAAAATCACTCAAAGTAATTAATGAAGCGACTACTATTCACTATACTTATAATACTAGGTTTACCATTAGCATTTCAAACTGCTCCTACAGAAATACTAAAACTAAAAGTCTTTGATTATCTTGTGCCTGAACAACAACCATCTGGTTACTTTACTATTTTAAACATAACTGAAGAAGATATAGATGCAGAGGGTGGTTGGCCTATACCAAGACAGAGACTAGGAGAAATACATAAACAAATTATAGATGCTGGTGCGCTAGGTGTGGGTTGGGTTGTTAGTTTTCCGCATCCAGATAGATTCGGTGGTGATGAATTTTTTGCAGACTCTCTTGCTTATGGTACATCTATTTTGGCTGCATTTGAATACCCAAATCAAATATACCCAAAAACTGTTGGTACGGTAATCAAAGGTCCTGATGTTGGTGGTATGCTAGCAAAGGGTGTGGTACAGAATACTCACAACCTCAGAAGAAACTATATACAAGAAGGTATATCTGCTGCACCCACCGATCTTGATAATCTAGTCAGACGTATACCACTATTACTTAGAACACCAGACGGTTATGTTAGTTCCTTTGGCACAGAGGTATTAAAAAGTTTAGTAGGCGCAAAAACTTATATTATTACAACCAATGAAATTGGTATACAAGAAATATCTGTAAAAGGACTGCCACCAATCAAAACAGATAGTCTAGGTCGTAAGTGGATTAGTTGGGTAGATACACCACAAACTAATTTACAAGAATTAGATGTTGCTAATAAATTTGTATTTGTTGGTGTAACTGCTCCAGGAATCATGCCACAAATTGCAACACCGACTGGATTATTAGAGCCACATAAAATTCAAGCTGCATTATCTGAGTCAATACTCATACAAAACTCTCCAAGGATTCCAGATTGGTCATTAGCAGCCGAGATTTTAATTTTTGGAATTTTTGTGTCGCTGACATGGCTCACAATCAATTATCTCGGTGTGGTTAAGGGTCTAAGTATAGCTGTAATTTTGCTTTTAACTACAGGCTTATCAGGAGTTTTTAGCGTTCAAAAAGGCATTTTGTTAGATTTTTCATGGACTTTTATCTCACAAATCATAACTTCTACTGTTGCTTTCTATGTAAACTATAAAAAACAGTATAAATTGCGTCAGCAAATCAAAAAACAGTTTGAGCATTATTTAGATCCAAGACAAATAAAACGATTACAAAATAATCCTGACTTGCTTAAACTTGGTGGTGAGAAAAAAGAAGCTACATTCTTATTTACAGATGTCAGAGGTTTTACATCTTTGTCAGAAAAACTAGCACCAGAAGAAGTAACCAAGATTATGAATAAAGCTTTGACTATACAATCAGATGCTGTGCAAAAACATGGTGGCATGGTAGATAAATATATTGGTGATGCAATGATGGCTATATTTAATGCACCTATAGATTTAGATGACCATAGAAGCAAAGCTGTAGAAACTGCTATAGAAATAAAAGAAAACATGAAGAAGGCAGACTTAGGTATCGATATAGGCATAGGTATAAATACTGGCATAGCCGTAATTGGTAACATGGGAAGTGATACAAGGTTTGATTATTCTGCTATTGGAGACTGCGTAAATACGGCAGCGAGACTAGAATCTGCAACCAAAGAAGTAGGAAAAGACATATTGATTGGTTATTCTACTGCCATAAATTGTAAATTTAAGTTAAAATTATTAAAACCGATAAATGTTAAGGGCAAAAGCCAAAAACTATCGATATATACAATATAGGAGTAAACATTATGCCAATGGTAGGAAAAAAGAAATACTCATACACTAAAGCTGGTATGAAGAAAGCCAAAGTAGCTGGAAAAAAAGCTGGTAAAAAAGTGTCATACAAAAAGAAAAAATGATTGACAAACTTATAGGTCCAGTAAGCGACATAGTTGGCAAGCTAGTTCCTGATAAGGACTTACAAGCAAAACTAAACCATGAACTTAAAACCGAACTACATAAAGCAAATATGGCTCAGATTGAAATTAATAAAATTGAAGCTGGTCATAAATCTATATTTGTTAGCGGATGGAGGCCGTTTGTGGGTTGGACTTGTTCTGTTGCTATGCTTTATCACTTTTTGCTTCAGCCTATTATCGTCTTTGCACTCTCAGCATCTGGAGTATCTTTTGTATTACCATCCTTTGACATGGGATCGTTAATGACTGTATTAATGGGTATGTTAGGACTTGGTGGTTTAAGAACTTTTGAAAAGACTAAAGGAGTTGCAAGAAAATGAGTTGGGATAACTTTAAACTAGAAGAATTTGCTTGTAAGCATTGTGGCGAAAACAAAATAGAACATGAGCTTATAGACAAGTTACAAGCACTTAGAACTGACTGTGGTTTTCCATTTAAGATAACAAGTGGTTTTAGATGTGCAGACCACCCTGTAGAAATAAAGAAATCAAAGCCAGGAACACACGCACTAGGCTTAGCAGCTGACATAGGTGTTAGAGGTAAACAAGCACTAGAAATAATATCTAAAGCTACAGATTATGGCTTTACTGGTATTGGAGTAAACCAAAAAGGTAATGCTAGGTTTATACACTTAGATATATCTAAAGATTCACAAGGTCGACCAAGACCACATATTTGGAGTTACTAATGGAATTTGATGGCATGATGTTTTGGAATATAATTATGACATTAGTATTTGCTCCAATAATTCATGGTATAAGAAGCAACGCGACAGAATTAAAAAGAGTTGATATACTACTCAATAAGACTCGCGAAGAGGTAGCAAGAAATTATGTTACCAAAGAAGAATTTGCAATTAGCATAGATAGGGTTATAGATCGTTTAGACAAACTAGACGCAAAGATGGACAAATTGATAACAGGTTAGTATGGAAAGAAATAAACAAAGCAGACAATCATTTTCAGATAATCAAGGCGGAATGGGCATAGGCTCGTTGTTTGGTATAGATGGAATGGTAGATAACAGCGCTTCAACTGGTGGAGGTTTAGGTAGAGGTCCTGGAAATACAGCAGGGGTCAGAGGAGGCGGATCAATAACAAATCTTATGCAATTACTAGATCCTACATATCGCTCTGGTTTTGATTATGCTCGTTCTATAGCTGGTGGTATGCCAATGGAACAAGTTATTGCACCAGGCGTAAGCTATTCTCCAGAACAACCAGGTGGTTATACACAAGCACAACTAAACACAGCTATCGGTATGACTCCAGTTGAACCACCACCTCCTACAGGACCAACATATAAAGAAGGTATAGAAGATATGATTCGTATTCCACCTTCAGAAAGAGGTGTGACAATACCTGTAGATAGAAAAATGCCACCATTAAGAGATATATTTGGCGGTGTTCCAACACAAATGCCATTGAGATTACCTGATTACGACATATCAGATATAGACATAGATGCAATTAGTAAACAAATAGCAGATTCAGGAATAGACTTTACTAACTTGTTTGGGTTACCAAAATATGAAACACCTGATTTATCAGAGTTTGTAAGAAAAGAAGACATCCCATCATTTATACCAGATGTTCCTACAGGTAGAGAATTTTCTATAGAAGATATTAGAAGCGGTTTAGATTTACCTGATTTTACACAATTCGCTAGGCAAGAAGATATACCTACAATACCAACCTATCAAGCTCCTGATTTATCTGGTATTGATACAAGACTTGCAGATTTAGAAAGAGGATTAATTGATTTAAAAGAGCCAACAGGCGGTAGATTTTCAATATCACAACCAAGACCAATGGGATTATTTTAATGTCGGTAACACACGAAGAAGTAGTTAAAGCTGCACAAGCTGAACAAATATTAACAAGCGACGTTTTTAAAGAAGCAATAGAAAATCTTAAAAACGAATATATAACACATTGGTTAAATTCACGAGATATCTCAGATGTAACTGCTAGAGAAGATATCCACAGATCATTATTATTATTACCAGAAGTTGAAAGACATCTGCGTATCATCGCAGAGAAAGGTAAGCTAACAAAAGCTAATATAAACAAAATTAGAAAAATCGGTTAAAACTTCCCTTTTCCCACATTATTAAGCTAAAATACTCTTAAATACATTAAGGAGTATTTATATGAGCAATAACGGAAAACCGACTGCTTTACAAACAGATAGTGAAATAGCTGCCACTATGTTTGAAAGTTTCTTGACCCCTGAAGAGGAAAAGGTTGAAGAGGCAGTCGCAGAAACAGAAGAAGCAGTAGAAGAAGAAGTCCTTGAAGAAGAACTTGAAGCACCTGAAACTCTTGAAGAAGATGTGGAAGATGAAGAAGAGTTTGACGAAGAGGACGAATTAGATGAAGAACAAACCGATGTTGAAGAGGAAGCTCAGCAACCTCAAACATTTACTGTAAAAGTAGATGGTCAAGAAGTTGAGGTGACGCAAGAGGAACTCATCAACGGCTATTCTCGTCAGCAAGATTATACGCGCAAGACACAAGAACTCTCTCAACAGCGTAAGACTATTGAGCAGCAGCAAGCAGAGTTAGCGCAAAGAGATGCGATATATTCGCAGTTGTTACCGAAGATGGAAGCCCAATTAAAGGGCGAACTGGCTAACGAACCAGATTGGAACGCTTTGTATGAAGATGATCCTGTTGGTTATGTTCGCGAAAAACAGCTTTGGGATGAAAAGAAAGAAAAGCTTAGTGCTGTAAATGCTGAACAGCAAAGACTTCAACAAGAAGCCTTGGCCAAACAGCAAAAACAAATCGAACAATTTGTTGAATATGGCAATCAAAAGCTTCTTGAAATTATCCCAGAATGGCAAAACCCAGAGGTTGCTGCCAAAGAAAAAGCTGCTATAAGCGAGTATGCAATGAGGGAGTTGGAATATACTTCTGAAGAAATACAACAGGTTTATGATTATCGTGCTTTGCTTGGTTTAAGAAATGCTTGGTTAAACTCTCGAACAGTTGAAGCCACAAAGAAAAAACCAACACAAAAAGCACCAGCAAGAGTTGCGAGATCTGGAACGACTAACCGACCAAAAACGACAACACCTGTGAAAAAAGCAAAACAAAGGTTGGCCAAAACTGGGAAAACCTCAGATGCGGCTAAAGTATTTGAACAATTAATTTAATTTAACAGGAGAATTATTATGGCCAAGGTCACTAATGCTTTTGATACATATACAGCTACTGCTGACAGAGAAGATTTAAGTAATATTATTTACAACATTTCTCCAATGCAAACACCGTTTATGTCATCAATCGGAAAAAGAAATATAAAAAACGTAGTATTTGATTGGCAGACAGAAAGTCTACCTACTCCAAGTGCCGCTGGACAGCTTGAAGGTTTTGAACTATCAAGAGCTGCTTCTACAGCTACAGCAAGAGCAAGTAATGTTGCTATGATTTCAGCTAGAGATGCAACTGTAACAGGTTCACAAGAAGCTTCAGATGCAGCTGGTAAGAGATCAGAAATGGCTCACCAACTTGCTATCATGGCTAAAGCACTTAAAAGAGATATGGAAGAAGCTCTATGTCAAAAAGGTGCTAAAACAACTGGTGATGCTACAACAGCTAGGGTAACTGGTGGTTTCGAGTCTTGGATTACAACTAACGATTCAAGAGGAACTTCAGGTGCTTCAACTGGTGGCGGTGCTGCTCCAACAGACGGAACACAAAGAGCATTAACAGAAACTTTATTAAAAGATGTATTACAACTTATGTTTGCTAGTGGTGCAGAGCCTAACATGGCAATCTGTGGACCTGTAAATAAGCAGAAGATTTCTGCTTTCACAGGTAGATCACAAGC